TTAATACTGTCATGTGTAACTTATCTGAATCAGGTGTATAATAAAATTGTATTGATAAAGTACAAGGCGTATCTTTAGAATAACCAGTATGTTCTTTACCATCATATATACTTATTACTGCACGTCTAGAATACTTATCACGTTTTAATTCTTTTATAGCATATTCCAATTGATTGTTTCTACTCCATTGCCAACCATAGTTTGAATTAACATATCCACGTTCATCCATGTGGTTATACCAGATCTTAGCTACTTTAGCTATTTCAGTAGCATCACGGTTTTTAGATAAATACCATTCCCATTCTTTTTCTGCATAGTCTAATTTGAAACCACGCTTTGGTGTAGTTACTATTTTTTGATTAGTATCTAATATAGTAAATATTTGATTGTATAAAGCTTTAGTACCATTAGCGCTAGGTTGTGAATCTAACTTTTTATAGTAATATTCAAAAGCTTCTGTTACGGTTTGAAATTGCCACATAATATATCTTTTTTTCTTATTGGATAAATATACTTATTATCTTTAAATAAATATACATTTGTATTATCATTTAATTTATCTTTTTTTATATACTCTAGTTCTAATGTAGAGCCAGCAAATCTTACTTTATATTTCATTAAATATTCTTTTTAACTCTAATTTTTGCAGATCTATTATTTCATCAGCTAATGATTGATTTTCTGTATAAAGTTTAGCTAAGTTAGCTACTTGATTTTTACTACTAACGTATAATATATTTCTTAAAGTATCGTTTTTAATTAATTGTTTGTTTGGATCATAATCAATATCAATAGCAGCAATTGCTGAAGATGCTAATGCTTCGAAGAATCTAAATGTTGCTACATTGTCTTCATGTTCTTTATCTCCTATAACTAAACTAACTTTACATTTATTTAATACACTAAATAATTCTGAATGTTTTACTTTAGTTTTATAATCAGCCCAAGTAATTTTAGGTTCTTTATAACCAAGTAAAAGGTTTTTAGTAGAAAAAGGCATAAACTTTTTTATTTTATTGTTTCTATAACTACCACGTTTATCACCATAATAAATAACATCATAATCTTTGTCTGTAGAATAGTCATAAGTACTTACACCTTTTTTAAATATATAAGCAAACCAATTAAGCTTATAAGTATTAAACTTATTATCCATATTAAAAAACTTATTAAGATCTTTGCCTGGAAATAAATAAATGCTATTTAATATTATTTCATCCCATGTTTTAATATACTCTTCACATATATTGAATCTTTCATAAAATATTCTAGCTGGATTCAAAGGTTTAATTCTTGGATCTGTAGGTAGTATATTAAACTTTACTTTATTACTTTTCCATAAATCAGCTAAAGCTTTAACACATTCAACAGAGTAATCTGAATATTGTCCACCAAAAAAGTTAGCAGGTGCAAGTTGTAATATAATAGAGTTTATATTATGGTTTTTTATTTCAGTAATATCTTTAAAAAAATTTAAGTCTTTATTTGTTCTACATTTATTACCAAATATTAATACTTCTCTATTTTTTTCTTCTAATAATTGTTTTAAGTAAATTAATTCTAATCCACGTGGAGTTGTCTTAGCGTATTGTGGATTTGAAAATACACATGTTATTGCTGTTTTATTTTTCATTGTAATTGTTTAATGCTGCTAAATAAGCAACTGCATCTAATAAATTGTCTTCTTTGTGATTATAAGATTGTCTAGATAACTTTAAAGCTACAAGACACATATACATATCTTGCGCTGTAATAGTTTTACCAGTAGCTCCTGATGCTATCATAGCTGCTCTTTCCATTCCTTCAGAAAATGGACCATACATACGTTCTTTTTCTTGTGAACGTTTATTTATAATCTTATTTGCTTCTTCTAATATATTCATTCTTCTTTGTCTGTTTGCTGTTTATCTATAATAATCTTTAATGCTTCTAATTTTATATACATTTGTGATACTATGTTTTCTAGTCTAAGTATTCTTTGTTGTTGTGTATATTTCTTTTTATTCATAACTTTCTAATATTAAACATTCAATGTCATGTAATTGTTCTTCAGAAAGTAAATCATAGATGTCAATACCATTAACGGTTACACTTTCTATATATGCACTATGTGGTGAGCCTGGATAATCCCAAGTTTGTGGTTCTGCTTCTTCGTAACTGTATTCAACAAATAAAGCTACATCACAATAATTAATAATCATAATTCGTATTGTTTAAGTTTATGTTCTAATTCTTCTAATTGTTCTTGTAATTTACTTATAATTTCATTCTTTTGAGACATTATTAAACTTACTTTCTTATTTAATATATCATTCTCAACTTGTAATCTATTTGTAAATATACCAATCTCTGTAATACTTTTAACGCAATTAGTTATATCTTTATTATTTGGCTTTTGTTTTTTCCATTCTAATAACTTATCTATTAAAAAAGAATACCATACTTGATAAGATTGTTTTTGTAATAAATTCATCTTTGACTTCCAACTAAGTAACCTAATACTGCACACATAAAAAATGCAAAAAATAAACATAATTGTAAAACAACTTCTCTTTGTCTTTCTCTTTTAATTTCTTTAGCTTTAAGTTCTTTTTCTGTATAAACTTCTATTCTGTTTTTTCTTGTTTGGATATGTAATCCTGTCTTTGTCTTTTTCATTTTATTGTATATTAAATATTACGTCTCTTATATATTGAGCTCTATTAAGTAATTTAGTTTCTGTTTCTTTTGGTAATGTTCTTACAAGCATATTAGCACTTAATGTAGATTCTATGTCTTTAAGTTCTTTACGTAAGTCTGTTAGTTGTGTTTTCATTGTTATTGTTTTATACTGCTAATATACAAAACAACTTAACATTATAAACAATTTTTTAACTATTTTAACAAAACTTTAACATTTATCATATACCTTATCTATCTCTGCTATCCATTGTATTAGACGTTTAGGGTTGCAAGAACAAGGCTCACTATATTTATGCTTATAGTATTTAGCGTGTAAAGTACATAATAACTTATACTGCTCTTGACTAAGCTTATCTTTTACCTCAGCTTTAAACTTTTTCCAGTTATCTTTATCTATTTGTTCCATAAATCTAAATCTATATCGTTCCACTCTTCACGGCGTCTATCACATCCGCAATCTTTATTTAATAATTTACTAATCTTTTTAACTAACCAATGTATACCTGTGTAATAAGTAAAATAGTAAAATAAATCTCCTAATTTCATAATTGATCTTTTATAAATTTTTTAGTTGTTCTATAAGTATTATAAAGTGATATATAACTTATACCAGTTTCTCTACTTAAACTAGCAACGCTTTTTCCACTTGCTATTAATTCAAAAACTTTTCTATCATACCAATAAAGGTCATTAAGTATTTGATCTACTTTGTTTTTATTTTTAGCGTATTCAACCTCATCTATACCGGGATCATCAATTTGTTTTATTTCTTTTATTTGGTCTAAATATATTTTTATTTTTTTGGCTTCCTTTTTATGTATATTTAAATAAATACCTCTTAAAACTTTATAACAATAATAGTGGTTTATATCGTCTTTATAAGATATATCTAGTCCTTTATGTATGTCTAAGTGTATTTGTATATACATTTCTTGTACAACATCTTCTGCTAAACTAGGATTACAACCAAATGACTTTACTATGTTTATCCAATCTTTATGCTTTAAATAAGCTAACTCTACTAAAGATTTCATTTCATTATGTTAATTTTTTATTTGATATTACAAAGTACTTAAGTGGATCATATATCTCACCAACTACAAATGGTAGACCAAATTCATTAATACTAAAACTAAATGTTTCAAAAGCATAACCTCTTGAATTTTTACAACTTACAGTTATCCATTCTTTATTAACTGTGTTTGCTTCTAATTGAATTTGTGTCTCTGTTTTTTTCATTAAAAAGCTTCCTAAATGTCCTGTTGGTTTGTCACTACCATAATTGCTATGTATAACCGTTACTATATGGCATTTATATTTAGCACTCCATTCCATTATCTTTTGTACACATAAATTAGATTCTTCTAAATTATTTACATCAGAAACCAAATCAGCAATACCATCAATAATAATTAATCCATTTTTATCTTTATTTTCTTGTAAACAATATTCTATAAATTGCATACGCTGTTTATAGTTTATAGTTCTTAATGCATAAGTATGATAACAACCTAAGTCATGCATATTAGCCATGTCTTTTACTCTTTTAAATACTCTTTGACTATGCCAATGACCTTGCTCTGTATCAAAATGAATTAAACATTTATCATCTCTATGTCCTAACATTTGTCCACCAAAATTATTACCACCACTTAAATAAACTGAAGCTAATAATGATATAAAAAAAGTCTTTTTAGTTTTTGGAGGTGCTTGTACAAATGAAAAGTTACCGTATGTGCCTATTGGAATTGGGAAAGTTTTTTCTCCACTTTTGGTTTGGATAGTAGTTTCACCAAGACTTAATGCTATAGGTGGATATTCCATAAATTCATTAGTGTCAATATAACACTCTTCCTTTATTAATTCCATTAGCATATTATCTGTGGTTTTTTCTTCTGTCATATTATATTTTGTCTTGTTTTTGTTAATATACAAAAAAAAAGAGAAGTGATAAACCTCTCTAAAAAAAATATTTTATTTTATTTTTATTTAGAAAGGTAAATCAGCGGTTTCAGTAGTATTAGATTCAACTACTTGTTCTTGATTTTCTCTTTCTGCATTTACAATACTACCATTGTTCCAAACAACTTTACCGTTTCCAATATAAGTTTTTTGTTTTTTAGCTTCTCGTTCTTCTTGTGTTTGACTTACATAGATACTTGTATTATTACCGTATCTTGTTTCATCATTAACTGACATTGTAAGGTTTACGTATACAGCTCCGTCTTTTCCAGCTATAAACTTTTCTTTTGGTAATTTGTCTACTCTAATCGAGTATGTGATAATTGCACTCATAATTAATTATTTTTTAAATGATTCTGATTCGTCTTCTCCAAATACTCCGAGTTCATAAAAACCAGTTAATTTTAAAACAGCTCTACTCATTGATCTTTTTTCTGCCATTTCAGCAACATACCAACTATTAGTGTTTCCGTCTTTAAAACTATCTCCTTTTTTTGCACTTCCGAATGTTTGAATTTTTTTACCGTCTTTTTCTGCGTATGCTTTAAATACAGCAAAGTTTGGTTCACATTTAATTACTTCATAATCAATTGTAATTTGTTCCATTGCTTGTATTTTATCAATACCTTGACGTGTTATAATAGTATAATGTTGATGCTTAAAAAAATCTTCTTTAGCTAAATTATACTTATTGTAAAGTTCTTTTAATTTTTCTCTGTTCATTATTGTCTGTTTAAATATTCTACTTCTAAAATTGATTCTAAGTATTCTACTCTATTTTCTAATGCTTCTATTCTTGCATTTAAATAATCTATAGTATCATTGCTTGCTGCTCTTTTTACGTCTTCTATATGTGTCATATTATATATCTTTAAAATAAATAAAAGGATTTATATTACCAAATAAAAATTGCATATTTAAAATACTTGAATATTTTAAGTCTGCTACATAACTTTCTTGTTCAAGAGATTCTACTACTAAATTAACTAATTTTGGTTCTGTAACATTCTTCTTTGTAAGAACATTTTTGTAGTGGGGTTTTAACCTATCATATAGGCTAATCATTTTATAATCCATTGCTTTAAATTTTATGTTTATACTACAAATATACAAAAAAAAATTATATAAACAGCTTTTTAACTAAAAAAAAACCACTCTTTTTAGAGTGGCTTAATTTGATTGGTTACAATCTAAACATAAAACAAAGACAATTCGTATACTACAAATATAATCTATTTATCAAGTTTATCTGTTAAGTCTTTATATTTATTTATTAACATTTCTAAATCTACATTATCAAACTTAACAACCTTTTTTGATCTTAAAAATAATTCATCAGCTAGTCCTTTATGGTATTTTTCATCTAAATGCTTTGCAAATAAATATTGTTCACCATATCTAAATACATTACATCCAGCACATTGTACTTGGCAATTTAATTCTGTAATTTTATCATCATCATCTAAAGTACCAAATCTTGTAGCGTAGTTTTTACGACTTTGAAAATGACCACACTGTAGTTTTTTCCAATGATCTTTTTTACCACAAGTAAAACATTCAGCAATATCATTTTTAGCATATCTTCTTCTTATGTATATACTAAAAACATTATCTAATTTATCTATTAGCTTTTTTCTTTTAGATCTTTTTGCCACGCGTGTGTATATTATAATATTATATATATATTATTATATACGTAATATATATAATAATTAAATATAATTAAATATTATTACTTCTTAAAATTTTTTGTAATTTTTTCAGCACTTCTAGCTCCAAAATATCCTCCATAAACTAAAAGTAATAACGAGGATAGTAAATCTATCCACTCAGGTGATATTTTAAACACTTCTAAAGAACTATCTAGTATTATGTATATAAATAATGTAAGCGTTAAAAAAGCTAAGCTTAGAGGTCTTATATTTTTACTTAGCCAACTATCAGAATTCATATCTGCTTCCCAACGTTTTGTTGACTCTTGCATTTCAATCATATCGTACCTTAGCTCTTCTAATAATAATTGCTTATCTGTTTCACTTAATTGTGTATTACCTTCTATCTTACTAGCTAAGTCTTTTAATTGTTCAATACCAGTAATACTACTAGCAACGTTTAATATATCAGGTGCTACTTCTTTACCTTGTTTAATCAACCAACGTAATGCATCGCCTACTCTTGTTGTACCGTTCTTTTTCTTATAATCACCCATTCCACCTTGCTTTAGTCTTTCTTATATCATAATGTACAAACGTATCATACAAACCAAGTCCACCTTGTAACATATGTCCCATATCTATTAAGTCCTCTATTATCATAAACACCTCTGCTGGTTTTAAACTCTGTATAGTTATATCAGCAGCTTTACCTAATAAGTGTTGTGATGTTTTAGACCCACCTACTTTTTTATTATGCTTAGGACATCTATAAGCACTA